CGCTTTGACCGCATCGCGGATCATGCCACCAGCGTCCTCGTTGATGGTTCCTTCCAAAGAGCGGGTATTGAAATACACGAACAGGCGCGAAGGGGCGATTCGACTGAAGGTCACGCCGGTTTGCATTGCCATGTATTGGAGCAAGGCACAAACGCCGTTCGCGGTACAGGAGCCGAGATTGCCTTGATTGTAGACCGGGGGCATGAAGGGCCGAAGATCAATCTTGTCAATCGGAGTCGGTGCAACTGCGCGGTAGTGTGTGTCTCGAATATCCGGATGATCCGGAATCCATCCGCAACGACGATCTTTCATTTTCTGGCCTCCATGTTTCTTTGGGATGATGGTATATGTTCGCGGCTCGGCCCGTTTTGCTACTTAAAAGGCTGTCCGGTAGTGGAAATAGAAGTATGGGCAGCCATGTTCGTCACAGAATCGCTTGAAGATTCGCCACATTTCTTCCGCAGACGAATCACTTCCGTCCGCAGATATTCCCAGTGCTCCGGGGGCATTGTTATCCATCCACCCACATCGTAGTCCACGCTTGGCGATGTCGGGTCTTTCAGGAGCTTGCATGGAAGGGAGACATTCTTCTGGATAACGGCAGGACTTCCAGCGTGGAGGATTATTGTCTGTGCCGTTGGGGTTTCCCCCGGCTTTACTGCAATGTCCCCACATCCGTTACTTAATGCCAAAATCGTCCATAGAAGGAGAGCCGCCAGAATCCCCATCAGTGTCGGGCGTGTGCGCTTCGGATTCGGGGACGACAGTAGACGGGGGTAGCGGGATATCAGAATCATTGTTTGGCTCCGTTGTATCCTTGCTGCGGAGTTTCGTCCAAAATGCAACGAACCCGGCAAAGAGGGCTTTAATGATGGATAGCATAGGGGTTGTTCCTCTGCGGAAATGAACTCGGAATCGGAACAGTTACGTCGATTGGTTCGAGCCAATAACTCGCTCCGGTATATACGCCATGAATGGCATTACGCACAAGCCGCAAGGTCTTAGCGGGTACGAGCGCGGTTACATCAACGGTTGATCCATTTAAATAAGTGAGAGCAATCGTGAAATACTGTTGATATTGCGCGGGAATCTGCGCGGTGATTTCGTCGGCAAGTTTACCGGAGGTCAGACTATCGGCTTTTCCCGTAGCAAGAAAGTCCTCAAGCTCCCCGGCGCAAGCAGCGATAATCGCCATATCGCTTTGATCGAGCTTGCCTTTGTCCGCGACGATGGTGATAGCCGCATCCCCGGCAGATCGTGCCGCGAAAGCCGTATAGTTCTCGGTCTGCGGAGTTGGTGCGGGCAAAGAACATCCCCCGGTAATGAGGGCCAACATGATCGTCATCAGGATGAGAAAGTTGCGCATGGGCGTAATCTCCGAATACCGGGGAAATGAATAAATGGAAGGTCGAAATACCGTGGTTCTTTGGGTGGTGAGATGACTACGGGCGTTTCATGCCGAGGGGATTTCCCTGCCGCCGGTTCAGGCTCCGCAAGCTCGATCCGTCAGCGGCGAACAGAAGGCCAATGGCCGTCACCGCAGCGGTTCCGAACCCCGACCAGTCCGCAACGGTGAGCGGGCTGGAATCGAGGAGGGGGATGGCGACATAGGTAATCGCGGCCCCGATGATGGACAGAAGTCCGATGATGGTGGTTTTCAGATTCATGACATTCTCCATTTTATTTTACTAATGGTAGCGGTTATTCGTCAGCACCAAGCCAACTCATTCCCGTTACCTGCTTTTTATGCCCTTCTTGTGTGCGGCGGTTGAAGGCCGTAAGGCTTCCGGCGGTATCCATCAAAAGCGCGTTCTGGCCGTATGCCGAGGCCAGATAGTCACCACGCGATATGATATAATTCATCGGGAAGGCGATGTTCTCGCTGGATACGCGAGGGTCGCGGATGGTGATAAAATGCGCCGCAAGCCAGAGCTCAATCACGGCAAGGCGTTCATCGGTATATCCGGACGCAAGGCAAAGCTCGTCAACTAAAGCGTTTGCCATATTCTGAAAAGGAGTCAAATCAGTTATGGTCGCGTCAATCTCCATGATGGCAGCAAGTTGTTCAGGGGTTGTGCGCAGGGCCATAATGTTGCTCCGTTGTTTTCAAAGAAAGAGCATGACCGGAATATAGGGGCCGATCATGCCCAAAGGTTTACGGTACTTCGCTGTTCGTTCGTCGGTATTACTTACCGCCGGACTTCTTGCGGTTCGGGGGAATCTTGCGCTTCGGCGCAACCTTCTTGGCCGGCTCGATGGGATTGCCCTCCGCATCGACTTCCGGCTCACCCTCCGGATCGGTTTCGTCAGCCTCGCCAACGAGCTCGAATTTGTCCGCACCGAAGATCTCGACCAGATCACGCTCGGAGGTCACCTGATCCCCCGCATTGATGGTCTGTCCCTGCCAAAGAAACTCAGGGATTTTCAGTTCATACACGTTATTCATTTTAATCTCCATCTCTCCTCTGTCTCTCCTCAAAATAAAATATGCGATAAGATTGATAATGGAGGAGAGTCATCATCGCACCTACCGCATACAAGCAACGCGACCAGCGTATTCACTACGCGGGGTGTATCGTGTTCTTTGGAAGTGAACTATACCGCCGTACCGTGGATCACGCCGGAATTGCCGTTGAAGTCGGCGCGAATCTGCGGAACCTGAATGGTCATGACCTTGAAGTTGATCTCCAGTCCGCCATTCGTCTCCCACTGAAGGGTCTGAATCTCCATGCCGATAATCATGCGGGCCACGTCCGAGGTGGTCTGGAGCAGGATCGCGGTGTGTGCGGGCAGGTAGTCCAGAGTCCGAACAGCGGTGATGCCGTCGATCATCGCAATCCGCTGGCGCAGGGTCAAGTCACCCTTTGCGGTGCTGAAATCGTTGTCCAGAACTTCCGACCAATCGGTTGAGAAATACAGAACCCACGGTCCGAAGTGGAACTGATTGGTCGAGGCCGTCCGCATGGCGAGGACTTCCTTGAGCAACTGGAGGGGCGTCCATCCACCGGTTGAGGGCAGGGTCATTGCGACCGCTTTCCGGGCGGGCGAATTGGTGTAGCCGTACACCGAACCGCCGCCATAGGAGAAGGAGGGCGACACGCCAAGCAGCAACTTCTCGGCCTCTTCCGCAACACTACGCGCGGCAAGCTCGGCAGAGGTTACGTCGATGCCGGCCCCGGAATTGCGGGCGGCGGCAAGCTGGCGAGCGGAGAAGGAGAAGTCCTTGTAGATCACTGGCAAGGGCAGCATCCCCAAGTCGTAGACCGGACGATCATTCTCGCTCTTATTGACCGGATCCATCCCGATCTTCGCACCGGTCACGCCGGACACGTTCTGCGTCTCGAACACGGTGCGGCTCAGACCGTTGGGAAGCTGGAATTCCAGACCGGCGGCCCGCAGATCGGCCACGGCGCGGAGGCGGGGGGTCGCGGCGCGGACAATCGCCTGATCGAGGAAAATCCACTCATCCTTGCGGAGGGTCGCGGTTGCGTTCGTTAGAATCGCTTCCTGCTTGCCCGCGCTGTTGGTGGTGGTGCAGTAGCTCCGACCGTCACCGCCGATGAACGGGCGCAGAACGGCGGGGTTGAAATTGTTCTCCATCAAACGGCTGGCGACCGATCCGGTGGCCTGACCGTTCAGAATGAAATCGGGCATGACATACTCCTTTTATAGTAGATGAAAGTTGTTCACAATATCGCAGATACCGCAAATCACGTGGTTCTTTGGGAATGAATCCGCTCGCGTCTGTTTATTACAGTACGCGCACCCGGATCATAACCTCGGCAGCACCAGCGGAGTTGTCGACTGCATCGAGTGCAATCGCAACGGTATCGACCGGGGTGCCGGTGGTCTTGATGAGCGTACCGTCACCGGCGGAAATGAGCTTGTCGCCCACTACGATAGCGACGGCGGCAGCCTTCACGCGGGCCAGAACAGCGTCACCCTTCTTCGCCAGAAGGAAGGTCACGCGCTCACCGGAGGCGTAGGCGTTAGTGCGGGTGCGGCTCTGCAAAGCGTCCTCGACCGCGAAGGCGCGTTCCGCGATGCCGCCAGCGGTGCCGTGCACGGCGTAGGTTCCGGCGGAACCAATGGCAATGAGGTGGCCGGGGTTGATTGCACCGCCCGCAACACCCTCTTCAATGCGACCCCCGGTGATGAGGGCAATACGATTAGCAGTCATGATCTTTACTCCTTAATGGTTGATGAAAGTCATTGTGTTGTGTTGATCCATGTACTTCGTCGGCATTACTGCGCGATGGTGATTACTTCGCGGCGGCGAAATTGAACACCGGCAACGGCAGCGGATCCTCGACAGCGGCATTGGTCGTCGGCGCGGCGGCGGGGGAGGCGGGCAGACCCCACAGCGACTGATTCGGCGCGGCGTTCACGGTCGGGCAGGGCTTCTTCTTCGCCAGACCCGCGATACCCTGAAGGGTATTGATGGTCATAGTCTGGAGGACTTCTTTGGGGATGGAATTATCCGCATTGGCAGTGATCTCCGCGACGAGGCCGGTCTTGGTGGACTCGTGCATATTCAGCGCATTGGTCAGAAGCTCCTGCACCGGGGCGGGGGCAGAGGCCATGAAGGAACTCAGGGCTTCAGCGGGGGTCTGTGCGGCGTTCTGCGCCGGGGTCTCAACCGTGGCCGGGGTCGCCGGGGTCTCGGTCTTGGGGGTCGCCGGGGTCTCGGTCTTGGGGGTCGCCGTGGTGTCGCAGTTTCCGACGAGCTTCGTGTGCAGATCGGTCAACTGAACATCGCTCATCCCGTTGAGGATGGGTTCCTGTTCCTTCGAGAAGCTGCCGTTCGCTACCAGCGCGGCGATGATCTTGATCTTGTCCATCTTTTGGTTCTCCTTGATTTTGGCTGCCGCAATGGAAGCCTCGGTTGTATCTTCATTCGTGGTCACATTGCCCACGACTTCATTATCAACGGTGCGCCATTCCTTATGCATGAACACCTCGACCGGATCACCAACGAATTCAACCGTATCCGGCGCGGCTCCTTTGGTGTAACGTTGCTGTGTATAGCCTTGCGTGTTCGCGGCGCGGTAGATGAAGAAATCCTCATAAGTGTCCACGATCCACGAATAGGCGGGCGAGGCGGTCGCACCCTCCGCGTCCGTCTTGGTGTTCTGCTTATCAAGCAGGGCTTGCAGGCGGGACTGAATGTCGGAGAAGGAAGCGGCATTGCGGAGAAGCCCCGCACCATCGGCCACAGAACACGCGCCAACCTGATCGGGCAGTACCGCCAGATGGTCGGGGCGGTAATTGCGGGCGATACCATCATACTTCTTGCCCTTGAATGTTCCCTCGGTCGCTTCGTTATCAGTGAAAAGGCCGGTGGATACTTCCGTCATGATCCCTTTATCCAGATTGGTCTTGATTCGGTCGTCGATCTCCTCAACACGATCCATGTCAAGCCATGCCTCGGCCTTGAGCGCAGGGGATTCGAACTTAGCGTTCATGATGAGGCCGATCTTTTGCGTGTTCAACACTTCCGGAGAGCAGGCGGAAATGCCCGCGCCGTTCATGGAAGGATGATAAACGACAATCGGCTTGTGATTCCACACACAGGGGGTCTTCTTCAATTCTTCTTTGGGGTAGTACAATTTCCCGCCGGAACCGTTCAGAACACCCTCCACCGCCATGACCATCGGTACAATGCGATACTTCTTGCCCTCCAACGTTCCGGTCTTTACTGCGCCGCCGCCGGTCAAGTTGCAGATAATGGTCTGGAGCGTGTTAGTCGTGATTGCAGGAATTCCCATGATGTTCATCCTCTTTAATAAGTGTGTAAAATCACCATTTATTATATGTGATTATTATCGTGCCGAGGCCGTAGCCCACCATTGCATATTTTCAGTAACCGGTGTCGTCGCTCTAGGCGTGGGTAGTGTAGATACCGGCACAACATAGCGGAAGGGGTTCAAGTCCAGCGAAGGCGCATTAGGCATACGAAAACCAATCGCGTATATCTTGGTGTCCGTTGCGCACGTTATCACTTTCCAACATTCGCTCGGAATTTCGATACTGCTGCCGTGTAGGAATCGTTTGTTTTCGATATCCGGCGGGTAGATCGCACCGGCATAGATAAGGAGTGTTCCGCGTGTCTTACACCATTCACGACATAGCGATTCAAGGCGTTCCCACGTCCCCCGATTTAGTGCAGGGGTTTGCGGTATGATATTCGTCAGATAAAAACATTCCTTTTGCGCCACGACCGAAAATCGCATATCGGCAGATGGGCAAAGATGTCCTCGGTCAAAACCACTGTGTGAATATGCGTTATCAATTTCTTTGGAAGGTGTAGATGGATCATCCGCGAAAAAGTAATCGGCGCGATTCGCCACTTTGTTCGTCAGATTAGCCGGGGAAAGATTCCAGCGCACCCAAAGCGCAGGGGCATTGTCCGGAATCTCGACGCTATAGGCGAAATGATGGATCTCCGCCGCTTGGCTACAAAGTTGGTTGCATCCGCAGACAAACAGCATAATCAATAGAATTGAGCGCATTTTCATCCCCAAAGTGTGATGGTATGCCGCCGATTGGGGCTATTTCCTGCCCCGTACAGCGCGAGTTATCGCCGCGCCTATGGATTTCCCACTTCCGAGGCGTTTTGATCGCTTACCGCTTGCTGCATTTGCCCCGACATTGGCGGCGTTCCATGCACAACGGCACCACGAATGAATCGGCAGAATTCCGCGCGCTTGTTCAATCGTGTAGTATCGTTCTGCTGCGTGGCGGCATTTCTTGCAAACCTTCTTATCCCCTGCCGTATGAATTTCAAGGGTGGCGGTCACTTGCTCCACGCCAAGATTTTCATAAGAGTCTAACTGGCCCTCGGCATGGGCATGAATGATTTCCGTGTGGGCAATCATCTCGGCGCGTTTGTATGACATATTCTTAATGTCGTTTGTCAGGTTTGCCGCGATTTCTTTGGTGGATAGTCCGTTCACCAATCCATCCGCCAGAATCCGGCCCATCTTAGTCGACATTACGGAGGATATTCCCTCCAGATCAGTAAATGACCGCGAATACAGCATCTTGAGTTTGTTCATAGCGACCGGGCCGGAGGTTATCGACCGCAGGAATTGGTCTTTGCTCTTCGCCATGAATTCTTTAGTCGGTGCAAGGCCGCGCTTGCGTGACACGTTCGTATCGGTATAAGCGCGGGCAGCACCGGCTCGATATGCTTGCGTCAGGTATTTCGCATTCCACGGCAGTTCAATATCAAATGTGTCGGTCTGCTGCAACTTCGCCTTGACTTGCGTGTCGATCCACTTTTTGAAAGAAGCGGCTTTCTGCGGCTTGGTCATAAACTGGAATTTCTCGCCCGTTTTGGGTAACGTAGGCGGGGGTGACGCATTGGCTACGATATGCGCATTCGCCGGGGGTTCGATGGCGTATGGTTCTTTAATCATACATATGACCGATGCCAGTACATAGTTCACCCGATTGAGGAAATCGCGGGTATAGGCTTTCCGCAGGGTTTGCGTGTGTGTGGGGTCATTGTAATCTTCGCGCATCATATCCTCGTATGCTAATTAATCAACGATCCCGCTGCCGGTGTGCCTTCACTAGATGGATTCAGATCAGCGGGCGCGGTGGTTTCGTCCTCGGATTCCGATACATCCATAGTCGGCGTATTGTGGTGCGCTCCCTGTGAATCTTCTTCGTCCTCGAAGGAAGGCATATCAAGGCCGTTGCCTTCGTCACGCGCTTTCACCAACGCATCCGCTTCTTCCGAGGTACGGCCCAAGAATTTAACCAGATACTCCTTGAGCGGGATAAGCGACTCAATCCCATCCGTAACGTAAGCAGCAAGGCAGTCCGTATCCTTGACCGAAATATCGGCGCGTTCGCCATCGGTCATGGTATTGAGGTCTTTCCACTTCGTAATGTATTCAGCGCGACCGGCGATATCCGTTTTCTTTGGGGAAGAAATGATCCCGAATTGAACCACGCGGTCGATGAATGGCCGAATGACTTGCGGCGTAACGTAGCCTTCCTGCCGCCCGGATAGCCGTTTGTTCCATGCCTTTGCGTCTTGTCCGGAAGCCAGCACACCCATCTCACTTCCAAAGAGGATACGCTTGGGGATGGTCAAGGTGATAGCGATGTTGTCCATCTGTACCATGATGTGGGATGATGGATCGGACACCTGCGGGGCGATGGATTGTACAGACATTCCTTCGAGGGCCATGTAACGTTGAAGGCCGCTTGAATAACGTTCAAACTCCGTGCGTACCGATTTAATGTCAATCTGTGCGCCTTGCTGATCCGGGTCAATCTTGAGGCCAAAGCCGGGGAAAGCACCCTTCCAAAACATCTCCGGGGAGCCGGATATAATCTTGCGCACGTCCAACAGTCGATTGAATACGGCCTTCATGCGCGGCGTACCGTAGACCTGTGAGGTGCGGCGATTGTCGGCAAGATGGATGATACGCGAATAATGCACGTTGCCAGAAATGGATGATCCGGTCGCCTCATCATAGTAGTTCACCGAATACACCAAGGGCTGGCCGTAGCGCGGGGAAGTCTCGTCACGATCCGTCGATGAAATCTTGATGTCCGGCTCATGCAGCACCGTCAGAAAGATCAGATCAAGTTTCGCGCCAGAAGTATCGACCGGTTCAATAAACGGCCTACCGTCATTTATTCCAAGCAGAATCGCCCCAAAGCGACCGATACCGGAAAGCATATCGGCCCGCTTCAAGGTATTCCACACATCATGCTTCAAGCACAGGGCTTCGAGGTCATTCTCAAATGCGGTCTTGCCTTCGTCCTCGGTCTCATACACTTCCGGCAGGATCACCCATGATTCTTCAGCCATGCAATGGACAACACGTTGCGCCAAGCCTTCCCGGTCGTACAATTGAAAGTACATCTCCGGCGTGATATAGTCCGGGTATCCGCATTCTTTATTCAGATCAGTTTTCGTGTTCAATAAAGAAGTCAGAAGATCACGGCGGAAAAGCGAAGAATCATTGCGGATCAAAAAGTCATTGGCTTGTTTCAGCGCGGCTACCGTGTCGTTGACATTGATAACCGGCGTGTCAGGTGCGGAATTGGAAGCATGGGCCGCGCTTTCTTTGGAGGAAAGACGCATGATGCCGGTCGAGGTGATCGCGGCGTTCGAGGCGCTACTAGTTTTCTTCTTCATTGCCATGACCCAATGCTCCTATCACCCGGCGAGTAACGCAAAGCTGTCCAAAGGCTCCGGAGCTTGCGTCCATCTGGTCTTTGTATGTCGAATCAGGAAAGAACTGCATTTCATCCATATAGTCGCCATTCCACATGGCAGTCGCAAGACCCACGTTTCCATTATTCACTTGCACCGAAAACGGATCGGCGCGTAACGTCTTATCACCGGATGGGCGTTCAGCATATACGCTATAGCCCGCCAGATTGCGAATCGTGTCTTGTGCCGACTGCAAGCCGCCAGAACCCGGCTCTTGTTCAATCCACACAATACATTCTTTACCATCAAGCTCAGTGGTCTCTTTGATAATGCGTTCGCGTTCTTGTGACTCCCACTGCCCGCGCACCACATCAAGAACCCAAAAGCCGCCGTATATGTCTTGGCACATCTTCACGCCCACGGTATAGCATCCGCGATTGTGGGAACCTGCCTTGTCCCAGTACCTCACGAGTTTCCCGGTCTTGATCTTAATCGCAGCAAGAGGTGATAGCTTCAACTTGACTATCTTAAACATACCACCGCCGTCCGGAATCGGATTCTGATTGAATTGACCGGCGTAATGATACTGGCCCAACATACGTTCATTTTCTGCCAAGACCTTGCGCGATAAACGTTCGGTATCCATTAGTCCTTTGGTGTAGAACTTGCGCATGACCTTCGGCTTAATCAGATCGGACTCGGTCGCTGGCAAGCAGATATGCTTCACGTTCGGTTGTTCCATCATCTTGCCGGATGGGTCGCTCTGATGGAGCCGCTGCATTATCAAGATCGTTGGCGTTACGGCTTTGTCGACTTTTCGTGTAGGCAATGCCGTTTCGATCCAAGTGTTCGCATCTTCTAACGCAGTATCTGACCGGGCAGATTGCGGATCAATCGGGTCGTCGATTACGATAACATGGCCGTGCATACCCATCACGGAACCGCCAACAGATGTCGCATAGCGTGAGCCGCCCGCAGTATTCGCAAAGTGGCCTTTGGTGTCTTGGTCGTTCGATAGATAAATTTCCGGGTATAGTTCGGTGTACAGTTGCGACTTAATGACCAAGCGTGATTTACGGGAAAGCTCCATGCTCAAGGAACCGGCGTATGATCCGCATATACAACGGATGGAAGGCATACGCGTCCACATCCACGCAGGATACATAATCGAGCAGATGGTGGACTTGGTAGTGCCGGGGCTGATGTTGATAAGCAAGTCATATTCTTTGGGCTTGCCGGCAAACACCCGCTCGGCCACAATCTGCAACTCGTCACACAGATACTTGATATGCCAGTTCGGAACCAACGTCTCCGGCACGATTGTTTCCCAAAAGGTAAGGAAAAAGTCGTAGAAGGAATCGCGACAAATACTAGCAATTAAATTGCGTTTGGAAATATTGATCGCCACGTTCTCTCCTCGCTGCGTAGCGGCCTTTGCTATACACCAAGTCCCGTGCAAGGATCATAGGCAAAGTCACTGTCAACCTCTGAATGTTTTCTCATTTTGTGTCGCATCCTCCAAAGACTTCGTTAAGGAATCGCGCAATTGCTTCAATAAGCGCAGTACGTATCAAAAGCGGTATCCTTAGTATAAGGCAAGAACTCGCCATCCCAAGTAGATTAGCCCGCTCAGGATCGCAATCGCCACGGTAGGCACAACGATCATGATGCACCCAACACGGCGCAACTCTGGCGAACACAATGCGCGAAATCCAGTGATGATCCAATACCAGATGACAAAGATAGATTTGATGAAATCCCAAAAGGATCGAAGAAAGCGCATGGTCATTCCTCCACTGATGTCTTCTGCTTTAGCTTGCGAATGATCCGACTCACGACCTTCGATTCAGGGCTACCGTATTTCTTTGGGGATGGATCGTGCGCGGGCCGCTCGTCCGAAAGAATCTCACCCACACGAATCGAAGCCAAGAGCTGCTTACGTTGTTCGAGGGGCAAATCATCGACCGGAACCACATCGTTGTTTGTCACATCGACCGAAAGCGTTTCGGGGCTGTCGAGGCCGAACATACGCCGCTCTGCCGCAAGCACGTCCATATATACGCGGGTCGAATGGGGTTCGTGATTCAGCATACCCGTATAATGTCTCGTCTTGATGACCGAATATTCTTCTTGTTTGATCTTGCGCAACTGCAACCGATCCTCTTCGGGCATTTCCTTTAGAAGTTTTCGGATGTCGTCCGCAACCGTTACATGGGATACGCCCTGTTGAACGGCAATCTGCCGAAGGGTCATACCCGCGAGGCGCAACTTCAAAGCCTCATGTCGTCTCATCTCGACCCGAATATGGTCGGCATGGGATTCATACTTAACTCCCTTGATTCCGCGCTTCATGGTGTTCTCCTCACCGCCTACTGTATGCTATAGAAAAGATATGCGTATTGTTGAGGCGTATGCGCATCCCACGCCGCAGGAGGCCGCTTGTGTTAGACTAAGTCGATAACTGTAGCGTTCACTCCTAAACTTGGTGTTCGTTACTTGGCCTTGCGGACGATCTTCTTGACCGGCGCGGGCTTGGCCTTCGGGGTGCGCACGATCTTGGACTTCACGCTCGGACGCACAACCGCGCCAGCATTACGGCCCGCAGCAGTGCCACCCTTATTCTTGCCACTCACCGCGAAAGCGGGGCTCGCATTGCGGCGGGCAGTCGCGGCGGTTACACCGGCCTTGACCGCAGGAGTCGCCTTCTTTGCCGGGGTCTCCTTGTATTTCTTCTTCGGGTTGTAGTAGACCGCACCCTTGACACCTTTACCTGCGCCCGCACCGCTGGACTGGTCGCCCATGATAAACTCCTTGTCTTGTGTATAATCAATCAATGAACACGCCCTGTGCGCGGTTACATTATTATATCATCCGATCTTCTTCTTTGCGGATCGCATCACCTCCCCGCGCAATAACAATCTGTTCTCACATCGGATAACGTGCAGTTCTTTGGGGACGAACTTTAGCATTCGTCAATCCGCACACCACAATGATAAACGAATAGCGATTGCGGCTTGAGGGTCTGAATCATATCGCGGATCGCTTCGGCCTTTGCTGCAACCTCTTCGTCCACCTTTTTAGCGGTCTGTAATTGAATGGATACACACGGCAGATTCTTCGGTATTCCTGCATAGCGAAAGCGCAAGGTTGAAGGATCGGAGAAATTTACATCGGGAATTACCTTCAGTCCTGCCTCTTGGAAATACTTGCCGACCCATCGTGATCGGTAGGTATTCCATATCTTCTGCGCTTTCGGCATATGGAACCACATCGAATAATTCGGTGATAATACTGCATACGGATTGCGGTTCAATAGCTTACCGGTCGCTGCATCCGGTCGCGTCCAAAATGATTCAAAACGCTCATCGTCTGTATAAAAGCCGATTACTGTTTTTGTGAAATCCAAGCCACGAACCGAATCGGTGTTCACGTTATAGAAATGGTGCGGCGATTTAATGTCGCTGGCGTCTGGCCCGGCCCAACACGTTATAGGCTCCGGCATCGCGCAGCACATAGTAGCATCTAACATGGGTATGTTGAAGGGTTCGTCACTGTCAAATACCATGTTGGCCTTCAATGCAAACGCGCCGCCGATATCCTCGTCTACATCGTCCCAATGCTCGTCGGGTGTATCAACGTGCGATAATTTCTTTTCAAGATTTGCGATTTCTTTGGAAGTGAAGCCGGTTTGCAAAGTATCAAACTCCGATACACGGAGGGCTTCGATTTCTTCCAGCAACATCGAAATATCCCACTCGGACTTTTCTGCGGACTTGTTATCCGCTATACGATAAGCCTGTACCTGTGCCGCTGAAAGATGATCCGCGATTAAAACCGGTACTTTTCTCATCCCTAACTTTTGGGCCGCAGCGAATCTTGTATGGCCGCAAATTATAATTTTATTTGTATCAATTACTATGGGTTGATTCCACCCAAATTCCTTTAAACTACGCGCTACAATATCTATAGATTTCTTATTTACCCTCGGATTCTTGTCGTAAGGGTGTATGCTGTTAATCCCAACCTCTTGGACATCCATCGGTTTTCTCCTCTACCCGATTCCTGCTAAGTTGTGATTACTATATATTTTATGCCGTACCTGCGCAAATACTTTCTTTCAAAATTCGTATCCGTACCATCCATTTACGAAAAAAACCCGCGCAAGGAAATCCTCGGCGGGTTTACAAATATACCTTGTTTACAGGGACGCGCTTTGTTAAGTGCTTCCCTGTTTCATGCTTATCAACTTAATCCGTATATCCTACTGCGGTAGTTTCTTTTTAACCATCGGCAGTTTCTTTTTAGCCGGTGCGGTGATCGGCGGGATTTCCCGCTCACCATAGATACCGTTTTCCCATGCATCCGGCTTCATCCATTCATCGCCCGCATTTAACGCCGCAGCAACCGCCACGATGTGTTGCCCGGTTTCCCGATTCACGGCCCGCATTACCACTCCCGCGCCTATTTCAAGGAATACCGGTGAATCACTACCATCTCCGCTTG